GTCAAAACTAAATACGGTAGAATTTTTAACGTTGAAACCGGAGCAACGGGTCATGATTCGCAAAGTCGGGCCATGACCAAGCCGTACACAACTGAGTGCGCATTGGCGACCACTCAGGAGTGAACCCGAAGGAGACAAGAGCGGGACACGATTACATGTCCCCGATGAACTCAGAGAGCCCACCGAGAAGACCAGCAGAGAAGTCCATGGTGACAATGTGCCTGAAACTGGGGAAGACCTCGCCAAAGGTCAAATCCCAATTGCGTTGCCAAAAGTCGTCGAGATCATCGCGTCCGACCAAGTCGGGCCACGACAAAGACGTCAAAAGATCAGTGATCCCGTGACGATATTGAGACAACATACGAACGTGATAGGAGACGCCCTCAAGTGAATAGGCGCCATCCGTAACGGCCAAATGGACGTTGGCACGTTCGATGAAACAATTGGCAAGCAAGTGACAGTAACGGAACTCGTAGGCGTGTGACAAAGCCTTCCCGGCCATGTAGAGGTCGTCAGAAACGGCATCATTGGCATTAGGTCGGGAATTAAACTTAGCAAGGACTTTACCAAGAAAAGGAAGCATCACGTGACCCTCTTCCACACCTGGTACAGGGTAGAAGTGCTTCGACAAGAAATGACCTTGTCGGAGCGAGCGGAATGAAGTGACTTTAGCTTCCATGCATGCGCGAGCGGCATACGTTGTATAAGTCCGAGCAGCACAACGAGGCCTACGAGGAAGGGCGGCGAGCATGTCGTCACCCAAGAAACAGGCTCGAGTTGAGGTTAAACCCCTCGCCTCACACCATCCATTGAAGATGCACAAGTTCCAAAAAGTATTCCTGAAAGTCCCGTCAGTGCAACCCGACGGGAGTTGATACGAAATATGCGACATAAGTCCGTATTTGGTGGAATACACAGCGAACTTGTTACTTCGGCGGTGGAGGCGAAGGAACCAAGCGGGGCAACCAAGGCGGCGCATAAACTCAATCTCGAGATTTTGGACATCGCGGACTTGACTTTTATCATTAGCGGAAAAGTCAGCCTCGATGAATGAAGCGGCACGAATGCTGCTTAAATGTGAG